ACCTATAATCCGCAAAACGAAACGTACACAAAAAAACACGCACTAATTTAGCGCGTGTTCTCAATTAAACAGCTTTAAATGACTCATTAATCCTTCTTTAATCACTCCTTTTTGATGAAGTAAAAGTCGCCAGTCCAAACTTCATTCTCTTTAAATTCAGGAACAATCTTATTAAGACTTGGTAATCCGACAACATTAAACTCTATTTTCTTCCAAGTTCGATCTCTATGAGTCCTTTCTGATTGACCTGGATTTGAAAAGCTACGAATTATATCTATTTCAAAAAATCCATAGTATTGCAGCGTATCCGGTTGATAAACCTCATCCTCATCAGTATCGATTTTATCGGCATCGGTCTCAGGGATTGGTTTATTTGGGTCAGCGTGAGCAATAGCTTGATACTGCGTTGCTTGTGGCTGATCATCCTGCTGTAGCCAATCTATGCCTTCTGAGGCCAAAAGAAAGGCTATCGAGCCGATGAAAATGTAAAAGCCATTAGTTGTTGTTCTCCAGTTTTTCATATTGATTGTATTATTGTGCTTGCCAGAGCGCAGGAACATTTGGTGGTTCCCACCCTAAAATTGCCGTATGAGCCTGTATACATTCGTACTGTGTACCTTGGTAACTAACAATATCTCCTATGCTATAGCTCACGCCTACCTGCCATTCCGTTCCAGAAGCTTCAACTTCCCAAAGCGCAGGAACAAGGTCAGGGGTTTGACCGACAATCGTTAAATGCTGCTGAATGCAGATGTATACTATATCTTCGTATTGACGCTTGTTTCCAACGTACACTAATTCGCTTGGAATCCATTCAAGCACTTCTCCTTCCAATTCTGGGCGATACACCGTAAATAAAGCAGGTGTTTGATCAGGTGGGAATTGGGTTCTAATATGATCTTGCCTGCAAATGACGAGTTCGCCTTGGTATTCATATATCCCTTGAAAAACTTCCTCTCCAACATCAGGAAGTGCCGTATACTGCACAGGAATATCTTGTGTAGACTTCAAAAATTCCAATTCGTCGGTGTTAAATTCTAAATTTGGCTGACCTGTGGTTGTTACCTGGCTTGGAAGTGTTATTCCTACGTGGTATACGCTAGCGGTGCTATCGTACGCAATATAATAAGTCGCGCCTGCTGGATTGTTGATTTCCTGCTGTGAATATGCCAACAAAGGCAGCAAAATCAGTGCAAATATTAAGTTTTTCATATTGTTATTATTGTTGTCCTCCGTCCGTTATAGTCCAGCCGTAGCCGACCTTACAAATACCTCCGGATACGTATGTATTAGAAAATACGCTTCCATCTAACTTAAATGAATCGGTGTCCACAATCGTTATATTCCAAGCGCCATTTGCCTCTGTTGTTCCTACTACGTTGCTTATCCTGATCTTGTCGCCAGTAGATAGCCCGTGTGTTGCTGCTAGGTCTATTTGTATTTCGCCTCCGTTATCGCTTGCACCCGAAACGTTGATTGCTGCGTTTGCTCGCGTAAGAAACTCCCTGCCTTCTGCGCCTGCTGAGGTGTATTCGATTGAGCCAAAATCAATGTTAAGAGAAGAGTTGAGGTCTAATTCAGTCCAAAGATTGTATATGCTATCTAGTTTCGCGGCATTATAGTCAGCAGATGTCTTGCTATTCATAAAATCAGTAAAGTTCGTTACGTTACGTACATCCCATTGACTTATGTTTTGATTGAATGCCGTTGCACCGTCAAACATTTTCGACATATCAGTAACGTTTAATACATCCCAATTGCCTATAGGTTGATTGAAGTCATCTGCATCAAAAAACAAACTAGCCATGTCCGTTACGTTGCTAGTATTCCATCCGCTAATATCCTGATTGAATACTAATGCTTTGATAAACATCCCACGTAGCGTAGTTGCCGAACTCACATCCCATGTAGTGACATCGCCGTTAAACACTAATGCTCCCAAAAACATCTGCGAAAAATTAGTCACGTTAGATACATCCAGACTGTCCAAATCTTGGTTGAAACTAGATGCGTTCCGAAACATCCTTTCCATATTCGTGGCACTTGATACATCCCACGCACTTAGGTCTGAATTGAATGCCGTTGCACCGTCAAACATCTGATACATATTTGTTTGATTGCTGACATCCCACGTACTTAGGTCTGCTTTTAGCGATGATGCGCCGGAAAACATATTCTCTGTGTTAATATTCGCTGGCTGGCTGGCAACTAGGATAGTATCTAGGTTCGCGGTGTTGGAAAAAGACCCTCCGCGATTGCCTAAATCTATTGTACCCCAATCGACTATTTGCGTGAGCTTATTTTTGTCGCCATTAACCCCTGAGGAACTGAAGCGCTCAAATAGCCCTAAGCAAGAAACGGTGTAAATCCCTGCTGTGTCATAGATGTGTAAGGAGGCTGATGTGTTCCAGTCGTTAACATACCCGCCAGTCCCATCCCCCCAATCAACGATAAATCCGTACTGCCCATCTACATTAAGGGGCAACCGAAGCGTCAAAGAATCAGTAGCAAGTGTATCTGTTGGGTAATCTGGCGAAACAAGGCGTGTATCCCATACGGTAACAAATGCTTCGTATGGTGGTTCTAGGAATGTTTTTGTGTTACAATAGTAATTACTAAGATCGTAATAACAGTGCCACATCTGGTCTTCATTAAGAAGATACAAATTTGGGCTGCCGTCTACTTTTTCGCCAGAAGCGTTCCTGAAGTTATCGGAAAAATTAACGACCTGCTCAGATGTGTTTTTCAGGTGAAACAGATAGTTGCCTACTGCGGCGTTGCTATCTATTTCGGCAATTATGCTAGTGAATGCAGGGATAGTGTCGAAGTCAAGAATGTTGATTTTTTCAAGCCCTGTAACGTCAAAACTGTTGTCGGTGGCATAGAATGTACGTATATCAGGCACCAGGGTGTCTATATCTGTACGATGTACAGATATAGAATCCTCTACTGAAGCGATGCTGCTGGCGTTGGCGTCTATGTCCGTTCGGAATACTAAGTTCGTATCAACTTGAACCTGGCGAATTGAATCTACATGGTATCGAGTCGCGTATATATTGCTATCCACTATACCACCACCGCCTCCACCTAAAAAAGGGAGCCATTCCAAGCTGTCTCGGATATACATCGTATCGATGCTTATATAAGCAATATCACATTCCAATGGCGAAACAATTGCAGTAGTGTCATTTACCTGGTAAACTGTACAGCCATCAGTTGCACCGGATACAAGTGTATTTACATAGTTTTTTATAGATAGCCGCGTAGCCAGTTGGGAGTTTGTTGGGCTACTCCAGTCTGCGCTGCTACTTATTTCATTAATCCACGTACCTCCGAGTTCAAAGCTGTCACGAATCACTGCTTCATCCGCAACTAAAGTAGTTTTACCGAACTGAGCAAATGCAACACTACTCAAAAAGACTAAAAATAATATTCCTATCAGTCGCTTCATTATCTCAAATATATTATGGCTGTAAAATTGCCAGTGAAGTGAATAGTAGTTTGGGTTTTCAGGTAACTGTTAAATGTGAAAGTCGCAGGAGGATTTGAAGCAATCAATGCTTTTTCTCTCAATTCACTACCGGAAGCAGTAGTGCCTATTTTTACTGTTGAATCACTACTTACTTCGCACACGATGTGTTGTAATATCTTCCCGGCAGGGATGTCAAAAGTATCTGAGCTACTTACTGCTATTACAGTAGGCGTCAAATCATCTACTGCATCCAGCTGGCCCGATGTTGGCAGATCAGCAATTACATCATCCAGTCCATCTACTGAAGAGGTAGGGATAGTGTCATTTTTGTGAAAAAAACTATCTATCCAATCCCAAAACTGCTCCTGCGGCGGTGTGGCGAAGTTCTTAAACCAATCTTTCAGTATTGACCGTGATCGTATTGCCATTATGAAATCCTTTCTATAGCCGTCAGGCCGGTGATAGCACTGCTGAGGTCAACGGTGCCGTTATTGCCGTTTGCAAGCGCCCAGCGCTCCCAATGATATTCCCCCAGGCCAGTGCCGTCAAACTGGTCGGCAGGTACATCGGCATCCTTTACCCACATGATGAAGCCAACATCATGCTGTGCGTCTCTCTGCTTATCCTTCAGCCGTACCGGAAAGCCACTGTCGTGATTCACGTAGGGAGAAAAGCGCAGTGCTCCGGCGCTACTGCTGGTACTCCAGCTACCATCAGGCGAAAGATATACAGGGTTTGATTCGTTGACTGCTGTGGCGTTGTAAGTTGATATGAGCATCAACCGGCCATTGTACATTATGTATCCGTTCTGGATGCCGCCTGTGCCACCGGATATAGGGGTAAGGCCAGACAGTATGGTAAAATTAGAAGCCACACCGCCGCCATCTGCCAGACGGAAAAGTGCGCCCATCACATTTTCCAGGTCATTGATACGCTTCAAGGTGGAGAATGCTACTTCACCACTACCGCTTCCAAACCTGGCTTTGCGCTCAAAGTATCGGTCTACCTGCGTGCCATCCTGGTTGGCCTTCTGCGTGACGGTTTGTTCTATAATGAAATTGGTAGCCTCCGCACCTCCTTCAAAAAACAGGACTTCTCCATCGTAGAATATCCAGCCATCTGAATACACGCCGCCAGTCTCCACCAGGCCGGTGAGGATTATATTGTCTGCACCTGCCAGTTTTGCGAGCGCCTCAATCGGCTCACGGAGTAGCGTTTGCAGGAACCCGAGCGTGGCATCACTTTCTAATGGGAATCCATCTGGTTGATTCGTAAAGTCTATTCTATCCATCTTCAAGTCCTATTCCAGGAGGGCAAGGCCCTTCCCATGTTATCAAATATCTTTTCGTTGCCAGCTTATACTTGTCCAGAAAGCCCTGAATAAACACCCGGTCAGTTATAAGCTCACAGGGTATACATACCTCAAAATCATAATTGCTGGCTCCTATGAAAGTGGGCAGAAACACCGGCATGTTTTCACTTTCCAGAAAAATGAACAGCGTATCCTGCTGGTCATAATTCTTGATCTCAATACGCCGATCATCCTGGTCAAATAGCTCATTAAGCCACCACTCCAGTATCCGCTTGTTCGGCAGTATCGTGATGTCTCTTTGTACCACTGTCCTGAAGTTCAAAAAGCGGCTGTGCAGGCTGATAATTGGCTGTATCAATGCTATGAGCCAGGCTACATGCTTGCTCTTCCTTGGTGGGCTTGGCACCCGCTCACGCACAAACTTTGTCCAGTCTACATTATACATCCTCCTGGCTTATGAAATTCATCACCAAATCACCGGCATTGAAGAAGCGTAGAAAGCCCGAGTAAGGCTGATACTGCACGCTCACTTCTACAAAGGTGCTGCTATCGTTACGAGTAGCCTGGCAGAGCGTCACATCAGGTACATATACCCCATCTACCGCCTGCAAGGCATCAATCAAATGTGCTTTCACAAAGACACCGTTGAAAGGCAGTGCCCGAAGAAAAGCCTTTGCTGCATCCTGCACCGGCTCATTTGCCGTGCCGTCTATTCGTTCGCCAGAGCTATTCAGCACCAGCGGGTCATAGTAAATATCAGCAGTCAGCTTTAGCTTATCAGCATCAAAATTCCTTACACTCACATCCACGCCAGCATCCTTTACCTCTTCTATATACGCCTCAAAGGAATCATACTGAGCCGAGCTGAGCGGCTCCAGCTCATCGCTCACTTCCCTGGCTACCTTCAGCACCAGCGTGCCGCTTTCGTTCACTGCTGCTGCTTGCTCTACCACTTGCTGACTCGCTATGGTGTCCACATCTACGCCAGTATTGTCGTAGTATATCTCTCCTTCGGGCAAGTCGCGCCCATACTGGAAGAGCAGCGCGATATTTTGATACCAGCGAAGGGAATGTGGCTTGAGCTGCGCTACTGCTTCGTTGACTTCGGTTTTGTGTGTATCAAATAATAATTCAACAAGGCTGTGAGCAGATGCCACTACCCTTGTCCATAGCCGCCATATAGCACTTGCACTACCACTATCTAAATTTGATAGCGTGCTGTCGGCCTCTTTCGCCGCAATGATCTCTGCTTGTATTTCTGCTATGGTTTTTGCCATGGTTATTCTGATACTATAAAGTTTACATTAATAGCCCATATGCTTATGCCCGCCAGTTCATCATCTACGCCAGATGCTGGTTTATATCCGCCAGCTGCCATAAACTTCGTCACCTTTGGTGCCACCGATGGCGGCAAACTCAATATTTCGCCTGGCGTTAGGGTGTCGGTCACGTTCAAGTTATTCAAGGAAGCCAGCGCAAAGACACCTTCCTCGCTACCTAGATACTGTATAGCAATATCTGCCAGGGTTTGTCCTGGCAATATTTCTGCGCCGCTCAATGTAGTTTCAAATGAAATACCTATGCCTGGGTAAGCATTCACATCTTCCGTGTCTTCTTGCTCTACCGCAGGCTCATACCCACCCAGCTCATACACCCTACGCACCCGCTTATCTACCACTTCCGGCAGTTCCAGCTGCTGGCCAGCCGTGAGCACATCCGTCACACCCAGTTCATTAATCGAAGCCAGCGCAAAGACACCTTCCTCGCTGCCCAAATACTGGATAGCTATGTCGGCAAGAGTCTGGCCCGGTTGTACGGTTGCTTTACTCATAGTTGGCATCTACTTTTATTTCACCATTCACCTGGCGTACACTATTTACAGTCATTCCATCAGCTTCAAACTCTCGTTTTATAGCTCCATTCAAATCACCCGCCCGATCATCGAGTAGCCAGCTCTTAATACCTACGCCACGAGTTGGAAACTCTCGCAGCTCACCCTTTTCAATCAGAATAAGAAGCTGCTGGTGTTGCAGTGTAGCATCACCCACCACAAAATCGCCATCTGCAATTTGTAGGTCAAAGTCTCCGTCAAGTAGGATGTCGTTCGGCATTATGGTGCTACTTTTACGATCTCCGATAAATGGGTGTCTAACTGCCCATTAACCGCTGTTAAATTTGATTTTACTGCCGCGAGCTGAGGCGTCAGCGTGGTATATCCTGCTGCAAGTGGAGCAAGTGCCCCACTAGACACTCCTGCCTGCGTAGTAGAGAATGTTTCCAGTGCCGTTACCAAAGTGTCCAGGTGATCGATCAAAGCTTCCAGGTTGCCATTCAGCGTTTCTCCGATCACCGCAGGTTCCACTTTGCCGGTGCCCAGCCTGATCTGTTCATCATCCACATACACTTCCGTGCTTTCGTCCACATACAAATACACCTGGTCAATCTCTCCGGCGTGTATCATTATGTAGTCTTGCCCCAGGTCGCCCAGGTCGGAGATCAGCACGCTGGCACCAACAGCGGGTACAGCTATTACTCCTGTCTTTCCAGGCGTAGCATTCAGCCGCACTTCTACGTACTCGTTGCTATCTCCGTCTTCGCAGGTCATCAGCATTTCAGAAGTATCTACTGCAATCACAGTACACACTATCACGCCTTCGCCTTTGCGTTGGCGCACAAACTCTTCCAGGCTATCAAGCAATTGCTGCTGCTCCATCACTCAGTTTTAATCCTAGTTTTACTACTCTACGCCCTCCGCTATCGCTCAGGCTTGTCTTCACGCTCTCCACCAGGTAATCGCCCTCCTTATTGTCAAAGTTCTCATCCAGGAGTCTTGCAGTATTACCAGGCTTGCATTCCGGGATCAAAAAGCCAGTGAGCGTTCCCCGGTAGCCGCTGTACTTGTATTTCAAAATCTCTTCCTTTGCCCTTTGCTCCAGGTTTTCGCCTGGCTCCAGGTTATAGAAGAAGATGGTGCGCTGCTCACCATCGCTATCGCCTACCTCCTTTTTCGTAAACTGGTTATCCTTCGATACACTCACCGCTTTTATCTTCAGCTTCACATTCTCTTCATCTTCCCACTCCAGCTTGTGCGTGATCACATTTCTACCGATGGTGTATTTTACTACGGTTCCATCCGTTTCGCTGGCCAGCCCTACTACTAGCTGTGTCAAGCTGCGGAAGTAGATAGTCAGGCCATAGCTCTTGCGCAGCTTCTCCAGTGCCTGAGCTGCATTGACATTTTTAAACTGAAACTTCCTGAATTTGATCTCCGGCGGCGTATTGGCCAAATCTATGCCTGTATCCTTCAGTAAAAAGTTCAGTAGCTCTTTGAGCGTAGTGTTGGTGAAGGTTTTCTGCAATGCCTTTCGGCGAAGCGTATAGGCTTCATCTTCACACTCCAGCTCCAGCGGTGTGGTAGGCCGGATTCGGCGCACATAGCCTCTAAACTCTTCCTTTAGTTCTCCATCGTAGCCGAAAGAGATTACCACCTCATCACCCACCTGGAATGCCTTTGCAATTTCTACCTCACTCACGAATTCTCCCTGCCGTTCAATTCTTGCCGTGGTTGGCAACATCAGCGTGGCTCTTTTGCCCAGCTGCTTCATACTATCTTCAATCTCTACACGATGTAGTCGAGAGAATGTCTTTCCTCCTATTTCTGCCTGAAAGCCTACTACAAACATGCTATTCAATTTCTAGTATGAAATCCTCATCGCTCACACACTTCAGCTCGTAGGCTTGTGCATGTTGTATTCCAATCATCTCGGGGAATGATATTTGATAGATCACTACCCGGTATATGCCCAGTAGGCTGGTGAGCGCACATTTAATATCCAGCGCTTCTTCTCGTGCATCCAGCTCCTTCAACTGTGCCACCTGGTCTTCCGGGTAGTACAGCGTACTTGCTGCATTGACGGCAATCCCTCGGATGGTGATCTGCCAGTCCTCTGAGCTTATCAGCTCCTTTACAGTGCCTTTTCGGCGGCTGCCTATCAGGCTGGTCTCCGCTATGCGCTTGCGCTTGCTCAGGTTGATCGTTGGCTCGTTTGGCAACAATACCCCTCCCAGCTGCACCGGCATAAATAGTGGCCTGCCATCCGGTAGCTTTGCGTTCAGCTCATTGCGTACTGTGAGGAACTCAGTGCCCTCCAGTTGTGCGCTGCTCGGCCCCTCGTATTCAATTGCCGCTGCTTCTTCTTCATTCAGCTGGCCCGCATCATATTGCTGGCCCCGGCTTGTATTGAAAGCCCTACGAAACAGGTCTGGTATGCTAAGGTTAAGCTCTGCCATTACTGCACCTGGTTTGCGGTATTCAATACTTGCAAAAATTCACGCATCACTCTATCTCGGGCTTCTTCTGCGCCCTCTTCCATATTTCGAGCTATGATCTGTAGCTCTCCGACCAGGTTATTCAGGTTGATGGTGATATTCTTAGTCTGGTTTCTTCCAGCCACGCCAGATAAGCCCGCCGTTGTACTACTTTGTGAAGAGGTGCCGGAAGGAGCACTGCTACTATCCGATGATTGGCCCGCAAAACTTTTGCTTACCGCATCAGCCTGTGACTCACCTGGTGGATTATCTTTTGCAAAACTGTCAATACCCTGGCTGTAGCCTTTTGAATAAGCATTGCCTATCCGTTTCCCGATATTGAGCGCTTCGCTAGTCATCAGCTGGCCTGCATCACGTATGCCAGCCGCTATCATTTCCTTATCGAATGTGAGCGCGCCCACTATGACCTTGCCAAGTGCCATAAATGGCTTGATCATAAAGTCATACATGATGCGGTAGTACTCTTTGAATACTTCCCACATTCCCATCAGGAAGCCACGGAAGCCTTCAAAGTTTCTCCATGCGTAGATCACTCCTGCTACCAATGCCGCTATGCCTGCTATGACCAGCCCAATAGGGTTAGCGGTCATAGCTGCATTCCATGCCCACTGTGCGGCAGCAGCTATATTGGTAGCAATCGTTGCGGCATTCACCCAAATGGTGTATACTTTAGTAGCGCCCCATAGTATGCCGATTGCCACCGCCAGGTGCTGAATAACGCTAATATGTTCCCGCAGCCAGCTCATAGCAGGAATCAAGTATCCATCCAGGAAAATTTTCAGGGTAGGCAGCAGGTAGTTGCCAAAAGCTACCTGTAGGAGATACACTTCATTTTTAAAGGCATTCATAGTACCAAGCGGGCCATCAGCCATCTGAGCTGCGCCCTGCGCGAAGGTCTTCTCCAGCTGAGCACCAAACTTTGGCAGGAAGTCTTCAGCCACCACCTTCCCGGTCTCCAGCATCTTGTTCAGCTCAGCCTGGGTCACTCCCATAGCATCCGCTGCAATCTTGAAGGCACCAGGTATACGTTCACCCAGTTGCCCCCTCAGCTCTTCCGCTTGCACCTTGCCTTTAGAAGCGATCTGCCCGATGGCGAGATAAGCCCCTTGTACCTGGTCGGCACTCAGCCCCATAGCACCGGCTGCAGTAGACACCCCTTCAAAGATGTCTCTGGTAGCTTGCCCTTCCAGCTTCGTGCCACGAAGGCTGGCTGCCAACTGTTTAAATCCTTCTTTGCCTGCCTGTAGGTTGATCTTTAGCCGGTCGGCTATGTCATTCACGAAGGCAATATTCTCCACCCCCTCCCCGGATGTAGCAAAATCAATTGCTATGTTAGCTGCCTGGTCGGTAGTAGCGGCGTTGATACTGCTCATTGTAGTAGCTATCAGGCCCAGTGTGCCCAATAAGCGCACCGCAGCGCCACGTACACGCTGAAAACCACTCTGGCCCGTGCTACCCATGCGGGAGTACTTAGTAGAAGCTTCAGCAGCAGAGTTGCCAGCCCTTTCCGTAGCATCATCAAGGCGATCTACGGCACGCTCAGCCGCACTGACTTCGCCAATGCCTGCTATATCAAATGCTATCGAATATACCCAGCTACTCATGCTCGCGCTCTGCTTTTAGTATTTGTAGGGTGTAAGAATAAGAGCCTGCCCATTCCCAGTCACTCAGTGCATCCGGGTCTGGTATACTGAGATGATACCGCAGTACGGTATCAATCAGTAATATGTCATTATCGAGGTGCTCCGGCGGCACATTAGCCGCCTTTAGTGCTTTTTTATCTCTACCTTCTTTGTGCCGAGTAGATCATCAATAGACGCTGCCAACTGCGCCAAATATTCGGTGCCTTCATCGGAGCAGATTTGATCGGCGCTAAGGTCACCGCCCAGCAGGCAGTTTTTTACAAAGGCATCAGTCATCGCTATTGGGCCGCCTTTAGGGCCTTTGGCGAAAATGAGCTTCAGTTCCTTCCGGTTTGGTGTGCGAAAAAAACAGGTTTTGTCATCCTCAAAAGGCACTTCCAGCACTTTGTGCCCTGCCTTTTTCCATTCTACAATTTGCTTTCTAGTAGCCATTCCTCGGCGTTTAAAGGTTATTAAAAAAAGGCCGTAGCCGCATGGGCCACGGCCTCTAGTCATTCTACTATGAGAAACCTACACTCCTTCCTGGAAGTCCTTGGCCATGTAGGGCAGTTCGATCTGCATGTGCGTATCGCCCTGGGCCATGCCCTTCTCGTATTCTTCAATCTGGGCACCCACTACCACATCGGTAGCGCTCAGCCCTTCGCTGTTTTCGTAGTTGATCACTATGTCAAAAGCAACCTTAGTGATGTCCAGTGCAGGGTTTACTGCCTTCACTGCCGTATTGATCGCATCAAGCTCATCTTGAAGCAAGGTAACAGAGCCACTGATTTCTTCATTTCCAGATAAGATGTACTGAGTCTGGCTGCCACGCCCATACTGGCGCTCTTTGGTCACCGTTCGCTTGACTTTCACATCTGTGATGCCTTCGATGGTGCGCCCCAGCACTACTACATTTACATCTTTCCAGCCGTACTGCTTAGCCATAGTTATTAGTTATTTGCCGGGTTGTTAAACCCTAATTCAATTTCAATTTCTCGTGCATACCCTACCGGTACAATGCGCAGCTTAATACACACCTTGCCCGTGCTAAGCACATTCTGGCTTGGGTCTACCTCTACCGTCACGCCGCTTATGTTGCCTATTGCAGTCATCGCGTTGTCGATAGCCGTAGTAGCCAGCTGCTGCAAGTACTTAGCCTGTGCCGTACTGATCTGCCCGGTATCCGGGTCTATAAGTATCTCATCCAGCAGCTCTTCCAGGTAAGTAATGTAGGATAGGAATATTGCTTTGTCGATCACGCGGCCATTTGCCAGGCTGCTGTAGTCATCCGTAGCAGCGGTAGCCGTAGGGTCATCGGTGAAGAAATACCCGGCTTTGCCTACGTGGCGGCGCAGAGTGATGTAACCCTTATCGTGTATCACCGTCACATCGCCACCGGCATCTTCTACGGTTTCGCTTCCGATGTATCCGGCAGTGATCGGCAGTGCTCCATTTTTCACCCGGCCAGCATTACGCTGCACCTGGTTGCCATAGCTCGCCAGGCGGCCCAGCAGTATTCCAACTCCGGCGGTGCTGCCACTAGCGCTATCCCCTATCATCACCGCCACTCGATTGTCGGAACGGGTTTTAAGGTCGGCCAGGTCGGCAGCGGTGCCAGTGTAGGCATATACCGGAAGTATCACCCGCAGAGGCTTATACTGGTCTCGGTACTCAACAGCGAGGGCCTGAGCCGTAGTGATAGCTGCCGTCACATCTGCATCGATGGCATCCGTCACTGTCGGGCTATAACCTCCAGCAGGGTCGCGCACAATTGTGAGCATACGGATACCACCATTGGCAGCATCCAGTAATTTTACTGCATAATCGGTTTCTGCCTTATCCATGGCCGTCTCCATATCCACGGCCTGGCTGATAATCATTATCCACAACTGCGCGCCAGTACCCGCTTCGGCATAAAACTCTTTCAGAGCCTTATAGGCATTTACGCTATTATCGGTATCGTAGTCTTCATCAATGCCTATGTCTACAGCATCCTGAAGCGAGGTAAGCAACTTAGGCGTACCTACGGTGAGGCTTGCAGCAGCTGGGCCTTGTAGTATCATGCCAGCCAGCGCATCATTGGTTGGGATAGTAAGCCCCAGTGCGCCGTTGCCAATTTTTATGTCGATGTTTGGTAATGCCATTTTTACTTCTTTGTAGGGGGCAGCCATTTTGAATGCCCCCGTGTCGCCAAATCGTGCGGTTCTATGGTTATGCAGCCAGGCAGGGATTTGAACCCATACACACCCTAGTGCCTGGCTGTGGTGGGGTTGCCTCTTTATCTATCCAATCAAGGCAGTGTGGAGGCAACCCGCGCGCCGAGTTCATCAAGCGTGAGTACCTCCGCCTTTTTTCTTGTTTGGTACAATGCTTTGGATTATATCCCGAAGCCATTTAAACCATGCGTTGTCTCGTTCGGTAGGCGTCAAGTTCACATGTCGGTATCGGTAGGGCCTTGTGCCAGCAGTTCGCTGCCATCTTCAAATTGGAAGGCTATTTCTTCGCCTGCCAGTTGCAATTCTTCTTCCGTGAGAGTCACGGGGTTCTCATCCGCCACGATTTGCGCTGCCATAGGAGCTGCAAAAAGCGCCATAGAGAATAATAGTAAAAGCAGTAAATGTTTCATGTCTTTCTGATTTGTCGGCGCGGGATACGCGTCAAAGGTTCATAGATGATGCGCACCATATCGCGCCTTTGATTAGTCGAGCTGCACTACAGCACCAGACTGTAGGAAAGCAGAACCATCGTACACGAAAGTTGCCACCTTAGTCTTGCTGGCTGTGCCGCTCAGGGTTGGGCCGGTAATATTGGTGCCCAGGGTCACATCGCGCCCAGTGCCATCGCTGGTCACCTTCAGGTGTAGCTCGCTACCTGCTGGCAGCTCTGCATTAGGCGTCACATTGAGCGTAGCAGCCTGGCTCAGGCTTACCGTTGCGATTGTTTTGGTGTTATTGACCTCCAGGGCCAACGTGGCGCCATCATCCAGCGCTTGTACATCAGCATCGCCAAAAGGGAACTTGATATATTTAGTATCAGAAGCCATTTTACATGGTTTTTATTGGTACAGAATCAAAGCAGATCGCTTGAATGCGCCAGCCTTGCTTACTTCTTCTTATTCTCGGTTTTCTTATCGGCTTTCGCCTTCTCAGCAGCTTCCTTCTCAGCAGCTTCCTTCTCAGCAGCAATTTGGGGGTTATCCACGGTCTCTACAGGCTCACCAGTAGATCGGGAATGGCCAGCAGCGTCTTTCCGAGTGAGGAAAGGTTGCCCAGCGCATACAAAGATTTGACCTGCATTAGGGTACTGTTCAAAAACCGTTTTCCAGTTTTGCTTACTCATTACATAAAGTATTGAGGGTTATCGTATAGGGTGTGAAAGCCACACCCTTTATTTATCCGCTTAGGCTTACTCCGCGTCTGCGTAGATAATGCCGTAGCCCTTGTTGTCTTCCCGGTTGGCACGAGCACCGGAACGAATCAGGAAGGAGATAATATCTCCGTAGTACGTTGGGTCTTGCTCACGCTCAAAGATGTTGATGTCACCCAGGGCACGCTCCAGGAAGTTGCGCTGGTAGAATAGAGCAGCCGCAGCATCGTCAGTCGCTTCAGCAGCTGTCGGTGCCTTAATGTTCTGGCTGGCGTCTACCGTGATCACCGTACTACGCTCTATAATCTGGAAACCAAAGAGGCGAGGCAATTGGCCATCACGCAGGTTTACCGTTTGCTGGAAAGCATAGCGCAGGTCATTATCACTCATCAACTGGTCAAGCATATCGCTATCGATGACCAGGTATCGGTCTTCCATAGGCACATTCTGCTTGTTCATCACTTTCTTAGCCGCACGAATTTGCGCTTCAGTGATGATCTTACGGTTGCCAGTGCCCACATGGCTAGCCGCCGCCGCGCCAGTAGTAGCAATCTTGCTGCCAGCAATGCAGTTTTTTGACACATCATACAGGATGTTATTGCCCACCACTTCCATCATTTCGGAAGTGTCCTCGTTCACAATACTGACCATCTTATCGTAGCTCAGCTCTACCTGGTCTACGTTGTCAATCAGCCTTGGGTTGGTGGTATATTCATCCAGCGGGTAGGTGATGTCTGTATCATTCCGCTTTTGCACGGAGCCGGGAAGCACTGCGCGGTTTTTCTCTACGCCAGAGGGGCCGCCAGACTGAGGGATATGCACTATCCGCCCGCCTACAACATACTGGTCAGCGTTCATCATTGTATTCAGAAAAGCATTGCTCTTCATCAGCTTTTCCTTTACAACGGGTTGCCACAGTTCGACATTTACTGCCATGATTCTCTATTTCAGGTTATGAAAATTCAGTTTCCCCCGGCGCGAGGTATACCGTTGGCTCAGCCTACACCTGGTAGTCCTTGCCGAATTCGCTTTTGTATAGATCGTTGAAAGTCTCGAAGTCTTCCTTCTTCAGCTGCACCAGCTTATCGCTGGCTTTCTTCTGCATTTCGCTGAAGGTCATCCCTTCTACCTTCATCACATCGCCGCCATCAGCACCCGCTTTGGGGCCAGCCTTTGGCACATCGCTCAGCCTGATCTGCTTCGCTTGTTTCATGCCTTCCAGCAGCTCCTTGGTGGTATCAAAATCCGCCTTCATCAGCTTGATATAGCGGTCTTTGTCCTCCTTGTCGATCTTCTTGTCATCTACTGCCTGGCTCACCAGGTTGATGATCTCCTGCTCTTGGGCAGCTTCCGCATCTTCCTTCAGCTTCTCGTTTTCCGCCTTCAGGGTTTCATTTTCTGCTTTCAGTTTCAGCAGGCCATTGATCTTATCGGTCACATCCTGTTCAGAAGCATCAGCTGTGAGGCCCAGCAGCGCTGGCACATGATTTAATTTGCTCATCTTGAGTTCAATTTTATTCGTGGAATTAGCAGCCATGTTGATTACTGCATTCAACTCTATAGGCTGGTCATTTTCATCGTAAAATGCCACTGCATTAGCGTTGGAAGGGATGTCTACTACGCTGATCTCCATCAGCTGCCATTCAGTTACAGTGAAGCGCTTACGCCCATGTTGGTCGGGTGTATCTTCCTGTACATTTACCGGGTTAATACCCAGGGATGCACTCCTGATCACTCCGCGCTCATACTTGCCTTTCAGCTTCATGGCGAAGTCATCTTCTGCATCATCAAATACTGGAGTTGCGTATAGCTTATCTCCATCGGTACGCAACCCTTCCCATGTGCCAGGCGGCAGTATGCCATCTTTATCACTGTAGCGGATATGGTTAAACAGCATAATAGGGTTGTTCTCAAAGCGGCTGAAATCGCCACCCGAGGTCATCACCCTGATGTTGTAGCTGTTATAACTTTCGTCCGATACCAGTAACTCTTTTGGCATTTTCGATGCGTTTGTTGCCACAATATTCACCGTGCGAGAGCAAAACACCAAAAAAACCTGCCATACTGTCCTGTAAGCTTGTCAGCTTGTCCGGGATTCTCGCATAAGGGCCTTGTTTTTCCTCATTTTTGGACTATGACAAGGCAAGAGACACGCGAATACGCCTATTTGCTGTTTAGCAAAAATGACGGGCTTACCCTGGAGCAGATCGCTACAAAGTGCGATGTGCACCCCAATACCATTACCAGGTGGAGAAAGAAGTACCGATGGGATGAAACCCGAGAGACACTTCTCACCACCCGGCAGGAGCAGCTGCGCAGGCTATATATGCAGCTGGGCGAGCTGAATGACCACATCATGGAAAAGCCGGAAGGGCAGCGATTTGCCAATAAAAGCGAAGCCGATGCCATGACACAGATCACCAGGTCTATTGCCAACCTGGAAAAAGACATGAGCGTGGGCACCGTGATTGACGTATTTGTACCCTTCCTTCAGTTTGTCGCTAAGCTTGACGGAGAGCAGGCAAAGAAGATCGTAGAGCTGCAAGATGCCTACGTTAAAACGCTGATTAAATGACGGATAAGCAGGCTTTAAAAAAGTGGGAAAAGGTAGCGGCTAATATCCGCAAGCTGAAGGTCATCGAGCATGAAACGCCAGAGGCTAAGGAGCTGCGTATTGCCCGCCTAAAGAAAGATTTTGTTGCTTTTTCAAAGTACTACTTCCCGGAGTATGCCAGCTCTGATTTTGGTAAGTTCCATATCAAGATAGCCAATAAGCTCATCAATAACGATGAGATATACCTGGTGGCAGCCCTGGCAAGGGAGCATGGCAAATCTGTACTACTCGGCCTGCTTATTCCTGCCTACCTGATGTTTACCGGCAGGCTGTACAATATGCTACTGGTGAGCCACAATAAGGATAACGCCATCGAGCTACTCATGCCGCTTATCCTCAACCTGGAAAACAACCAGCGCATTATTAACGACTACGGCATTCAAAAAGGATACCGCACCTGGGAAGCAGGTAATTGGCATACCAACGAAGGGTGTAGCTTTCGATCTATCGGCGCACAGCAAAGCCCGCGTGGTACGCGCAATGAAGAGAAGCGCCCTGACTTCATCCTTATCGATGATATTGACACTGACGAAGAAGCCAGAAATCAAAAACGAATAGACAACAAATGGATGTGGGTCGAGCAGGCGCTTTTCCCTACCATGTCTATATCGGGCAGCAAGCGATTTGTTTTTGCGGGCAACGTCATTTCAAAAGAGAGTTGTATCGTAAAAGCCAGCAAGGTAGCTGACTATTACATCAAGGTAAATATCCTTGATAAACATGGTAACCCCTCCTGGCCCCGGTACACCAAAGAGCAGGTAGATTACATGCTGAGTAAGATCAGCTATGCCAGTGGGCAAAAGGAGTATTTTAACAACCCCATAACTGAAGGCACCGTCTTCGATGAAATGGTATGGGGTAAAGTACCGCCCCTTTCCAAATTCAAATTCCTGCTTTGCTATGGTGACCCCTCACCTAGCAACAGCGAGAACAAGAAAGGCAGCCACAAGGCAGTAATGCTCATGGGCCAGCACCAGGGCAATACCTATGTAATCAATTGCAGGCTCGACCAAACCGGCAACCAGCAGTTCATCGAATGGTTTCACGACCTCGATAACTATGCCCGCAAGAAATCAAAAATGGCTTTGGCGCTCTACAACTATATGGAGAACAACGGCCTGCAAGACCCATTCTACCGGCAGGTATACCGCCCACTCATGGAGCAGGTAGGCAAAATGAGGGGCAAAACAATCTACATCAATCCAGATGAGCGCAAGAAGCCGGATAAATTCACTCGTATAGAGGCTAATCTGGAACCAGACCACCGAGCCGGAAAGCTCATTTTTAATATTGCCGAAAAGGACAACCCGCACATGAAACGGCTGGCAGAACAGTTTCTCCTGGTAGAGCCTACCCTATCCGCTAATGTGGATGGCCCGGATGCAGTAGAAGGCGGTAAGTGGGTCATCGAGCAAAAGCTTATTGTATTCAAGGTTACATCTGGCCGCACGAAGCGTAAGACCAGCAAAAAATACTGATATGGCATTCATTGCAAAATCAGATTTATATCTGAGCATACTACAGGACGAACTTAATCAGATCGTGCGAAACGATGACACCATCATCGACCAGGCTATCAGTGCTGCTGAAGCAGAGATGCGCGCCTATCTATATGATAGCTACGATGTAGACGCCATCTTCGGTGCTACTGGCAGCAGCAGGCACCAGCTGCTCGTAAAGTACTGTGTTGATATAGCTATATGGGCTATTGTAGCAGCTACACAAGCTGGGCAAGCCCTGGACGACAGAAAAGCACGCTACGACCGTGCCTGTAGGTGGCTCAAAATGGTGCGCGATTCTGAAACCTACGCCGACCTGCCGCGCCGTACAAATACAAAGCAGACTCACATCAGTTATGGGGTAGGCTCTAAACGCAATAATTACTATTAAGCATGACCAGAAAGATCAATATAAAAGACAGGATGCTCAACCTGCTGCAAAAAGTAGCCGGTGGCAAAAAAATCCTGATCAACAACGTCAAGGTAGCACCGCCACATCGCATCAGCCAGGATATTTCCAAATGGCGAAATGCGATACAACAAGCAGAAAGCTACAGCCAGCAGCGTAAAAAGCTGTATGACCTGTACGAAGACATTATGCTGGATGGCTACCTGCGATCAGTCACTCAGCGGCGCATAAACCGCGCCACCAATCAAAAGTGGGTTTTCTGCTTGCCGGATGGCACCGAGGTGGAAGAGATCACCCAGCTGGCTTCCCGCTCCTACTTTGAAGACTTGCTCACCTACACCATGCAACAAAAGTTTTGGGGGCACAGCCTAATGGAGCTGATGTGGCCTACACCTGGTGAGGAAGAAGATGGCAAGACCTTGCTCATACCTCGTAAGAACGTGAAACCACGATGGCAGATCGTTACAGAAAATGCCTTTGACCTACAGGGTGTACAGTACACCAAAGCACCATTCCGAAACAACGTCATTGAGGTAGGCGGGCCGGAAGACCTTGGCTTATTCATGTCGGTAGCACAATACGTCATCTACAAGCGTGGCAACTTCGGCGACTGGGCAGAGTTCGCAGAGATTTTCGGCATCCCTTTCCGATGGGCTACCTACAACAACGAGCAGAGCCGCCTCATACTGGAAGAGGCAATGGACAAAGCTGGGCCTGCCGGTTATGTAGTTGCGCCGGATGATGCAAAGCTAGACTTCATCAACGGCGATGTGACCGGCAACGGCAGCAGCGTATTCCGATTCTTGCGCCAGGCGTGCAATGAAGAGATAGGGCTGGCTGTACTAGGCAATACCATGACCTCAATCGAAAGCCGGGCCGGTGGCTATGCTCAAAGCGAAACGCAAGCTGATGCGGAAGATGACCTCACTACTTCAGATATACGCTTTTGTATGCGCCAGCTAAACGAAAAGCTGGTGCCCTACCTACGGCGGCTGGGCTATCCGGTAGCGGATGGCTACTGGAAGGTAAACGATGAGCAGGAAGAACTCAGCCTGAAAGACCGTATTGAAGTAGACCTGAAAGTGAGCGAAAAAGTACCTGTAGGCAATAGCTACTGGTACGAAACCTATGGCATACCAAAACCGGAAGCCGGAGATTTGCCAGAGGAAAATCCAGAGCCAGAGCCAGAGCCGGAGCCGGAAGCCGGAAATGCTAAAGAAGAAGAAGGCGAAGAAGGCCCAACTTCGCTAAAAGCTTCGTTCGGCGAAGAAAAAAAAAATCTTAGCCGGGCTGCGCAAGTAGCCCAGCTCTATGACTTCCATCACGGTGGATGCAAGTGCGATAACTGCCTCACCCTTAATGATACACTGCCCAGGGTAGACTTCCGCCGCATATCTCGCAACCTGGAGAAAGCCCTGCGCGATGCCGTGGCGCGTGGAGACTACCGGCTGAACACTGAGCTACACCGGCAGTACTACAGCCGCCTGCGCAAGTTTGCCCGCTCAGGGTTTGCCCGTAGCCTGGCTGAATCCAATGATTGGGCCGACTTCGAGCTACAGCAAGGCATGCTGCGCAACATCAGCGAGTTTGCCGCCGCCAAGCAACATACCCTCATTGAAGAGCTGCGCAATGCCTACCGGGCCAACCCTACAGAGTACAGCCGCCTGAGCAGGGCTATACTCGACCGCCACAACCGGTTTTACCTGGAAGCCGAGCTGATCACCATAGAAGCAGCAGCCAATACCGCCGGGCAGTGGCAGGATTTCATAGACCGGGCTGACCTCTACCCCAACCTTCAATTTTCTACCGTAGGCGATGACCGGGTACGCCCTGGGCACGCTGCCCTCGATGGCGCAATCTATCCAGTAAATGACCCATTCTGGGATACCCACACACCACCACTAGATTGGCGGTGCCGCTGCGTACTTATCCAAACGGATGAAGAAACAGTGAGCACTGGGCCGCCGCAAACGGTGCGCAAAGGCTTTGGCGGTAATCCATACAAAGAGAAGCAGCTGATACAGCGCAGCCACCCTTACTTCCAGCTGCCAGCTGATGAGCTGGACGACTTGATGCAGGAAGCGGAGCAGCTTAGGGCTGAAATAGAACGAGCTGGCGTAGTAAAGCAGATTCCTGAAGAAGTAGGTACACTGCAAGGGCTTACCGTGCAGCTTTCCCGCGATGATGTGCGCCGCATACTGGATAGCCCTTCAGATCAGAAGGGCACTAGGAATTCACTGCTGGCAGCACTGGCACTAGCCATAGGCGAGCTTTCCGCTGCTGGCACCGAAGCTGAAACCGGATATCTGATTTATCAGCTACAGGTTTTGGATGACACCTATCAATTCTTTTTTGACCAGGGCGATACCATGTCCCTCAAAAAAGTCATAGCTATATGAGTGGGCTGAGTATGCAACTACGCAGGCTGCGCCGCAGTATACCGCAGCTGAAGAACGAGATCGCGCAGAAAGTGATCGCTGTCGAAGCTGGCAAGTTTCACAATGAGAATTTCCGCTCACAAGCATGGACAGAGACCGGCAGCAGCTGGCAGCCACGCAGGGATAAAGACACTACCCGCAGCCTGCTGGTGAAATCTGGGAGGCTGCGCAGATCAGCCACCAGCGGGCGTACTCGTGGCGGCATAGTAGACTTTGTGATGCCCATATACGGCAAGGTGCACAACGATGGTATGCGCGCAGGCCGTGGCGGTGGCTTCAGGATGCCGCGCAGGCAGTTTGCCGGGCAGAGCAGCAAGCTGAAAAACCGCTTCAAACGCAAAGCGGAATTGATTATTAAACGGCGTATGAACCGCCTTTAAACAGAGCTAAAATGAAGGTCATTTTTCAAGCCATACAGGATAAACTGATTGCCGATGTCACCGAATTACAATTCATAGACTTCGACCTTGGCCAGCTGGAGCAAGAGCCTCTTCCGCCGGTAGATTATCCTGCCTGCCTGATCTCTTTTGGCGAAAGCCCATTCGTTGACCTCAGCCAGCTCAGCCAGCAGTCTACCATGATTATCAATATCCGCCTGGCCTTTCGGGTATTTGAGCGCACTCACAATATAGCACAGAGCCAGTACCGGGATATCGGTCTGGCCCATCTGGATATTATAGAAAAGGTAAAATGGGCACTGCATGGCATGAGCGGCACTGATTTCGATAGCCTCAGCCATCGCGGCTTTGCTACCGAGCCACGTGCCGACCTGCGTGTATATAGCCTTACTTTTGAAACCCTGCTGATGGTAAGCCCCCCTACACAGCAGTACGTGCCCTGGGCAGATGCCGAGGGCGAAGGTGCCGGGCCTGATCTTTGCCTAAAAGATGAGGAAGGAAACCCGATTGAATAATAGCAACATTAAATAAGTATGGAATTTATTTTTGAGCACTGGTATAAGATTGTGGGCTTACTATTTGGCATGGCTACTATCATAGCCAGCCCGGTAGTACTATACCGGTGGCTGAAAACGCGCAACGAGCTGACAGAAATTCAAACTTTTATCAAGAAAAACCGGGTAGTACGGGAAGAGATAGCCGCCATCAATGCGCAGTTGGACGAACAAAATGAGCGCATACGCGCTTTGGAGGTAGAGCTTCACGATGAAAAGCTGCTCAACCGTACCCTCGAGCACGAGAACAAGAGGCTAACCCAAATCAACCGAGACCTGAGAGACCGGCTCGATGATTATCAAAACCAAGAATTATGATTGTATTTCATCGATTCTATACAAAAGCTAAAATATGGCGCAGGCTACATAACGAAACGGATGAGCTACAGGCCGAACTGGAAAAGGCAAAAATTAGGATGAGTGAAAGCCGACAGAAAGCAGAAAGCCTATACCGTAAGCACTGTACCTTCAATGGCATAAAAAAAACCGCTGGCCAGAACGGCAACAGCGGGCAATGATGATATAAGCGATAGTTTGCTACTCCATGTTTACAGTGCGTAGTATATTGCCTTCTTTGCTTACCACAGTACTCACAGAGTGATCTGTACGCACGCCAAAAGCATTCTCTGCACTGAACTTAAAAACATGAACCAGGCTGTCAGCATCTATAGGGTATATCTGTACCGCTTCTACTTCAAAAGTGCGCGGATATTTTACCATATCTTTCTTAAGGTATTTAATATATTCGGTCTCCCAGCTCGTCCACCTGCCAAATTCCTTATGGAAGTGGTTAGTCAATTGCTCCTGGCTCATTGGCTCCGAAGCTGCTGTTTCTCCGGCCTGTGATTCCATATACAATCCTGCGCTCACTACAACAAGAAAGAAAGCAACCAGTAGCCCCACCAGTATATGCACTGGTTTCATTTTTGGCTTTTTATTCACCTGCTCAATACCTAGTACCACCTCAGCATCTGTTTCATTCATCCAGATTACCTTTTGTTTACGGAAAGTATGTACTTGGTACTCAGCACCAGCTTCGTCCAGCTTGTCAGTCCATTCTTGAAATTGTTTTTCATCAGCGGGAATGAGTGTAGTCTTTTTCATAATACTGCTTTTGATTTAATGGTGATTGAATTGTTTTTACGTTGATCGTTTCAGATAGTTGCAGTATTGAAATTCCGGTGAGATATTAATAGTAACGTTTCCAAGTGTCTATACGCGGCCTAGCATAAGTAATTCACATCCTAATGCGTATATGTCCCTGACATACTAAAACAATCTAAGCTGACGCACTGGATAGTTCTGACTCATAAAAGGATTGAAGCAATCCCCCTGTTTCATTTTCATTATCTCTCCATCTTCTGTTTTGATTATCACTCGGTCATTTTGAATACTAATGATTTCAGCCTTTTTAGCCACAGGCGACCAGTAATCTGTCGATTCAGCATATAAAAAATATCCTCTTAGCCCTACTTCCAACTTAATCTTTTCTTGCATATACTACTTGAAAATTAAAATACCTATTGCCGCTAAAAAAAGCAAAATTAAGTTCAAGTAAAAAGCCAACAATAATAAGCCAAGCTTTTTGTCCGTATCGTTTTCGTCCTCCATATCATGTAATATTTAAGTATTCAATGATAGTACGCACCTGCGCTTCAGTAAATCGATCCATGATGTCCTCATCCATCAGCAGCCGCGCATCATCATAGTTATCGAAAAAGAGGTGCTCCACCAAAATAGCAGGCATTACCGTCTTCGTAAGCATAAAGAAGCGCGATTCCTTGTCGTGATCTCCATCGCTGGTATCTTTGCGGTAGCGTATACGGCTTTCCATCAGGCCGCGCACATTGCGCCAGTCGTACTCAGCTATCGTGTCAGAATGCGTCTCACCACGGCTAGTATATACTTCAAATCCTCTCGCCTTGTGGTTGCCAGAAGCATTTGCGTGGTTACTTATCAGAATGCCATTTTGAAAGTTCCAGTGATACCAGTTGGCTTTCTCCACACGCTCTTCCAGTGGAGTGTCGAGATAAGGATGATGCAGGTAGATGTACGGGATACCTATCTGCTTTAACTTGTAGGCTACCCGGTCAGTGAAGGCACGATTCCACACGCCTTCATAAAACCAGCCAAACCGGTGAAAAGCCATAGGGCTTTCAATCGTATGGTTAAATTGTTTGCCTGGAGCGGTGACATATTTTCCGTTGGCGTCTATTCCGCCATGTCCGGCATCGAGGAATATCATTTTGTTTAACATAGTAGGTGGTTGTTTATTTACATTACCCAATCTTTGATCTTATCAGGTTTGTATCCTTTTTCAATAGCATCCTTTACTTCGCTTATCGCAAATCCATTACGAAACGTGTGCCCTATCTCTTCTTCCACCGCAACGTATCTATCTAATAACTCTGGATTAGCATACCCGGCAGTAACCAGTGCATCAAAAGGAGAGAATATGCAAAAGCAACAACTCAGGCGTGGCATACCTAAATCATAAGCTTTGTGATACGGTAGGTTGTTATCTTTAATGGTAGCCCATACTTTTTCCATATTCCAGGTGTGTATAGGCAGCCAGTCGTACACCTTTCTACGCTTGGTAGTAAGTCTTGTATTTAATCTGAAAGGCTTTCTTCTGCTACGTGCCGGGCTTTCTTCTGCCCTGAATCCAAATACATACAATACTTTGCATTTCCCCATATCTTTTGTCAGAGCGGTCACCACCCTGGCACCTGGTGCACGCTTGAAGTCAGAAGTACACCAGCGCTGCTTATTGCTGGGCCATTTACCTCTTCTCAACACATACTCCAAAAGGGTCTCTTCGTATCCATCTTTATTTCGGCGGCGGGTCACGTAAAAATCACAGCCAAATATATCTGCCTGCTCTTTTGCCAGCTCCTTAGTGCCCGGCCATTCGGCATAGCCTAAGTCTTGATGTGAGACTACAACCTGATCAATCGGGTATGCCTGTTCATTTGCCAGTCGGCATACTTCCCATAGTGCGCAAAGACTATCCTTGCCACCAGAGGAATTTACTATTATCAGATTGTAGTCGTTGAGTTTCATCTGCACGTTTCGTTTTACGGATTTACAAGTTCTCCAGCTTCATGCATCAGGCGTACAGGGTCGCCATGCTCGTGGTATAGATACAGGGCTACACTAGCCTCTGTCCGGTACAACATACCGGGCGTATTTGCTTCGGCATATAGTTCCTGTACCGTCTCATTCTTGTTGTCGCAAAATTGCGTTTCCATTTTGCTGCCGCAGGGATATTTTACCGTTCGGTTGCAAAATCCACATTGCCTCGGGTTTCTTAACTTTTCCATGATGTTGTAAATTTTATGATTGATTAAAAAGGGAGGTCTTCGTAGTTCAGGTAAGCGTCATATCCGTCTATGAAAATCCGTACAATATTGATATGGTCATACGGTACGCGGTGCAAGCTGGATTTAGCTGTAAACCAGCCTTCTTCCCATATCTGCTGGTGGTGTTCTTCCAGCCGCTTATAATCTTCCATTTCCAGGTACGGCTTATATTCCGCTTTCTTTTTCTTGCTCATTTGAACTTTTGGTTTTGCGTGGTTTTGAAAGGCTCCCGCCACCGCAGCAGCGGGAGCTACCTAACAAATCATAATCCAATTCTTTATGCCGCCTGGCTTTCGCGCTTCACCAGCAGCCAGCTAAAGGCTATCGTGAATGCTACACCCACCAGGGCATGTATCGGTATCAGCGCCGCAAATAACACCCACCTGGGGAATCGGTACAGGTATACCAGCGGCAGCACTATCGCAAAATGGTAGCACAGCTTCATTAGCATCTTTATGAGGTGCCAGGCATCCGTGAGCGCCACCAGAAAAGTAGTAGACCCTATGAACGCCGGGCTTTTATCCTCGGGCCAGTCTTCATATTTGTTCTTCCAGCTGTGTTTCGGGTTCCAGAAGAGGTAGTCTTGCCCCAGCAGCGTTTCTCCCTCTTCCTGCGGGAAGATGCTCTTCCCGTAGTGAAATTGCAGTTTGTCCATCGTGCCATTCAGCAGGCCGCCGATAAAGAGCAGCCCCAGGCAGGTAATCAAAATCCAGTACTTTTTCATTCGTCTTGTTTTTTAGGTTTGATAGTTGATAATAGTGCAGAGTTGCTCACAGGGTCATACCCCTGCCGGGCTAGTCCCAGCCGATATTGCACTTCTGTTTTTGCGCTGGAGTTTATTTCCTTTGCGGCATTACAAATAGCCTTTGCGGTTTCAATCTCCATATCTCCATCTTTGAGCCGCTCAATGGTCTCAAAAAGATGATTGCGTAAGTCTTCCATTTTATTCCTCGGCATCGCTTATTTCTTTTTGTAGCTTATTGATTAATCTGATTGAATCCTTTATCTCCTGTGGGTATCTGTGTATTGTGTTTCGGCGCAGATTCTCAGCACGAGTGATGCACTCCAGGTTGTCCAGCTGGCAGTTTTGAGGGTTGCCATCTTTGTACACTATTATCTTTCCATCAGGCACCGGCCCATTGGCGTCCTCCCATATTTGAAGGCGCAGAGGCTTCCACTTTTTCAGCTCTATTCTCACCCACGGCTCCGTTTTGCCTCGGCCGTATTTACGCTGGCTTATGTAGCCATCCTCTTTAGTGTTATGTGGTAGACTGCCAGGCTGAAACTGAGTGCGCACCGAATTGCCACCAGCATAAAACTTCTTCCCTTTATTCCAGGGGGTCATCCCTTTTTTAAATCGGTGCACCTTTCCGGCATCTGCTCCTTTCTTGCCAAACCTCTGGCAGTTCTCGCTGATATAAGACGCCGTTTTCTTTAGGCCCAACTGGTTCGCTTTAACAGCCACACCGCTATAGCCTCTTCCCAGGTGTTCAGCCAGTTCCTTTGTGGGCGTGTCTGGAAAGTGCTTATACAAATACGCTATCTCGTCCGGTGTCCATTTCCTACCTGCCATCACACTTCCGTTTTTGCCTTCAAGTCAATGGAGCAACCCGGCTCTATTTTCACCCATCGGAATAGGTACAACCCTAGCCCCACACTATCCTCTTTCCCCTTGTACATGCTGTTTAGTACCTTTTGCGTTTTGGCTACCGAATAGCCCGTATCTATGCCGCACACAAATGCGTTTAGTTTTGCACTTTTAGTTTTGCGCACCCCCGTCAATTGAGCAATACCAAGGTATTCATCCTTTAGGTACACCCTGTAGGTGGTATTTACCACATATTTCTTAGGGTTGTACAGCCGCATAGTAGTCCAGTACTTACAGCACAGTTTGTTGTTCCAGTTATATGAGAATCTAAGATTTTGCACTTCCATATTACTCGGCTTTTTGTGCAGCTTCCTTAGCTGCCTGTTCTGCTTTTTCTCGTTTCTCCTTCCAGTACTCCGGCCAGATGACAAAAGGCTTATTGCCGCCAAAGCGGCTGCGTGGATAAGCTTTGTACTCATGCACACGCACTTTTATATCTGCCATGTATTCAATATCCTTAGCGGCTTGCATTTTCGGTTTTCGCCCAGCGCTCCAGCTGATGATGATGAAGCTCTTGTGCGAATACCTCTCCACCAGTTGCTTGTACTGGTCTGTGGTCAGGTTCATATAGTCCAGGCTGTCTATTATGCAAAACTTAGGGCTATTCCTGCTGCCCATACGCTTATACAAGCTCTGGAAGGTATCTTTGTCTCCCAGTATGAGCTTACCCTGGACATCCTGCATATTGTTACGCAGAAAAGCCGACTGTAAGCTCTTGCTCATTCCTTGCTCAAAACTGTTCAGGTATACCTTCCCAAATCCAGCCAGGTACTTTGCAAACTGCACCACAAACTCTGTCTTTCCATTTCCGCTATCTCCGTATATGAGCATTCGGAAGTTGCGCTCCACTTCGCCAAAGCTTTCCAGCCACTGGCCTTCAAATTTATAAGTGACGAAGTTCTTACTCAGCAGGTCGTTTACTCCTATCGCTCGGCTCACTCTACCCATAGTGCTCAGGAACGTGTACGTGCTGAAATGGGATTTCGTAGCCATAGGCAGCATCTTTCAGCTCATCTACCAGCACCTGGTTGTCGGTAAACAGGTGCCGCACCCCTCTGGTCTCATAGGTAGGCTCTGCTGCCTCGGCTACCGCCTCCTTTATACAATTTGCAATCTTGTGCTCTTCGGTATTCACATCAAAGGTGAAGTAATCGGTGTACTGCTCAGGCCATAAAGGTGGCCCAGGCTCAAAGGAAAATGATTTCATAATAGTTGCTATGTTTATATTAAGTTCTCTTACGGTGTCATGCAGCTTGCCCTTAAATGGGTCGTCCTGATTCACAAAAGACTGCCCGGTGACCTGATAATGATGCACCGATGAATGGTGCTTATTTATCGCTCTGCCTATCTTGTTGAGCGAGTAGCCCTGCTGCTTGCCAATCATTGCTACTGCTCTTCGGGCGTCCGTTACTTTTGCTGTACCTACTTTGCCACACGCTCCAATCACCCAGCCCAGCCGGTTCATTCTGTTAGATTTTGTTTCCATCTTTGCCCGCTGCACATTCACTACCTGCTGTAGGTAGTTGAGTTTGGCTTGGTCTCGGTACACGATCTGTGTATCAATACACATATACTCGTAGTACACCGTGTCGCCTGGCAGCTTCCTGGTCACGGTTTTTATTTTCAGCACTGTATCCCTGCTCGGCGGGCAAACCGTAGTATCCAGGTACTCTACCGAATGCCAGGGCAATATGAGCGTATCCACATAGGTGCGCTCCACTATCTTCTCTTCCACCTGAGTAGGAAATCGCTCGGCACATCGTTCTTCCAGTGTCCTGCAAGACTCCAGCAGCAAAAGCAGCAGAGCGGCAATGATCAGTAATAGTTGTCTATTCTTCATGATTGGTTTGATTTTCAATTTTACGCACCTGCCGTTTAGCATTCCTTCTCAGGTATCGGTAGAAAGTGCGTTCTGATATATGAAAGCGGGGGTAGATGTAACGGCGGTAGATGTAAGTGTTAGGCAAATCCGGTTCTTTATGCTCCAGGTATACTTTCTGCACCTCCAGTGCTCGCCGGGCCACACTCTCCATCACCCTTGGTTCTTCATTCGCATTCATCAACAGTTGCTATTTGTGGTGGAAGGAATAAGCTTTCCTGGTCGTACCGAAGTGCTGGTAGTGATTGGTATACCGAAAACAGCTCCGCCTGCACATCCATTGGTGCATCCGTAAAATCATACACCATGAAGCTGATGGACAAAGCCAGCGTTTGCACCTCGTCCAGCTTTATCTTCACCTGTGGCTGGGCAAAAGCCGTCTTCGGGTATACCTTCTTTTTGTACAGCTCACCCAGAACGCCCACCAACATCAGGTGATAGTAGTTGCTACCAGCTGGCTGATGAAAGATGTACTGTAGCCATCCGTTGAGTGCTTGCAGCCCATCATGGGTCAATGTGAGCGATTGCTTTTGTAGCTGTGCCATTTGCTAGTTGTTAGTCGCTTTAAAATTCTCTTCTTGTATCTGTTTCTCGCGCTTGCGCACCATAGCGTGCAGCTTGCGCTTTAGTGCTTCCAGCTCTGCCTTATCCATTTCATACAGCAGCTTGCCCGCTATCTTTGGTTTTAGCAGGAACTGGTTCACCTTACTCCAGTCTCCGTTGTCGGCGTATATCCCCAGCTGGTTGATCAGCGTCAGCACCTGGCTGCGCAGCTTTCTGGTTGCTTTGGGTGCCTCTTTCTTACGCTCTTCTTGCATATCATTGAGGCGGCCTATCAGCTCATCTGCCTGCGCGGCGGTCAGCTCTTTAGAGCTTTCTACCCCATACGCTGCCAGCATATCCGCCTTGAAAGGCAGTGCCTGCGCGGCATTTAAGGCAGCATGGAGTTGTATTATTCGGCGTTTATCAAGCATTTTAATACAGTTTATAGTGCGGTAAAACGCATTTAGTGGGGTACTTTAAAGTCATTCTCGTAGCGTTTTTGAGCCAAAAAGCGCTCTGGAAACACCTTTGCGTGGGTCACATGAGCCATGTAATAGTTGTACTCTCGTACCTTTACCATCACCAGGGCACGCGTGTTGTCGTTCAGCTTATTCCATGCCGACTGGGCGCGCTTCTTGTTGCCCACTTTATGGTCATACAGTTCCCAAAAAGCCTCAAAGCTCAAATCCGTTTCCACTTCTGTAATCTTCACAGAGGGGCCTTTTGCCCGCTCCAGCTCCGGCAGGCATTTGGGGATGAACCCCCAAAGCCATTGCCGTTGCTTATCCGTCATGCTCATCTGAAAGTCGCGCAGCTCAGCATACACCAGTTCTCCTTCCAGGTTGTACTTCAACATCATGGAGAAGGTGCCGCTAGTTGGCGTTTTCAGTTGTAGTATGAAGTTCTTAGTCATTGCGTAGTAGTTGCTCGCCCTTTCGGGTTAGAGTTTTACAAAGAAATTATCAGGCTGCTCGATCTTCACACCCAGCTCTTTCAGGGTATCATCATCGGCTTTTTTCAGCGCGGTCTTGTCCAGTTTCTCTTCCACTTTCAGGAAGTTAACTTTGTGGCTGGCATTACCTTTCACTCGTTCCAGTACAGTCTCCCATGTAAGGCGGCCCAGCGTTTTCAGCTTAGCCGTAGCCTTTCGGAAGCCAATCTTCAGGCCCGCAAAGTCGGTACTGCGTGCATCGCCCAGCAGGTTGTCCCGGTTGGCATTTACATACAGCTCCAATTTTTCAGAGCATTCCTGTTGCACTTCCGCCAGGCTGGCCAGGTCATCTTCGTACTTGGCTGCTAACTTCGCCTGGTCACTCTTCAATTTACTGTTGATCGTTTCGATCTTCTGTGTGGCATTGCGGTAGCCATCAGCCGCCGCTATCGCCTCTTCGCGTGTGATCTCGGTCACTTCTTGCATCGTATAGTTAGTTATTGGTTACACTGCTATGCTGCTCTATCAGCTCGCGCTGTATTACGCGCTTCAGTCGGCGCAGGTCGTCTATCATCTTGACAAACTGCCCTGCTACAGACACCTCCTTCGGTTTGCACTCTTTCCAGATGTCTTCTTGCTTCCGCTTGTTGCTTATGCCGTTGGCTATGCAGATGCGTTTCACATCCTGCTTATTGGCACCATACAGGCGCACAAACTGTCGGCCCAGGCGGCTATCTATTTCATCGTAGCCCTTCTTGTTGTATCGCACTCCGCGCTTGATCTCTTCGCTCAGGTTTTCCGTGCCCATTATCACCAGGCCCATTCGGTCTTCCGTAGCGTTGTACAAAGGGATGAACATGCGCAGGGCGCTGCCCTTCAGCTTGTCCGCTTCGTCCACTATCAGCAGGGGGTGCTCACCGGCACGCACCAGAAAGAAATCAATGATCAGCTCCATCAGCTCATCGGCGGTGATGATACCACGCGGCTGCTCAATGCCCAGCGTTTTCGCCAGGGCGCGCAAAAACTGCTTCACGCTCCACTCCCGGCAGTGTATGTAGTACACATGCTGCCGCTTGTACTTTTCCAGGAAGAGGCGGCTGCCTGCCGTCTTACCAGAGCCAGCTTTGTGGCTCACACACATCATCATGCTGTGCTTTTTAGCATCGAGAAAGGTGGTCTCCAGTACTCGCGTATTGAAGATATTGTCCACCAGCTTCCAGCCCTCTTCAGTATAGCCCAGGGCAGCGCCTATCTTGCGCCACATATTGTCGGCTATCCTGTCCCAGTTGTTGTTTAGCACCTGGCTGATAGTAGCAGCACTCACGCCTACTCGGGTAGCGGTGGCACGCTGGCCACCCATTGTGTCTACATTTTCGGCTACAAGTGCCTGGATTTTTTGCTTCTGTTCAGTTCTCATTGTAGTAATAGTTGATTAGTAGTTTCTTATGATTGGTAAATCGTCTATGTCGTCATCCTCATCATCTGGAGGTGGCTCCGGCAAGTTCATCCGGCGCTCATCGCCACGGTCTTGCCATAGGCTCACACGCTCTTCCAGGTAGCGAGTGGCGGCGGTATCAGCGGTCACTTTATCCACTACGGCAGGCATCAACAGAGCCACCTCATCCGCTGCACCAGCCACCAGCTCGTCCAGTTCAGCCTCGCGCTTTTCGCGTACTCGGCGGCGGGCTGCTTTCATCTTTGCCATGCGCTTAAAGTCGGCATCCGGCCCATAGTACTGCACGGCTTGCTCTTCCATCACTTCGCATAGGAAGTGTGTATTCACTTCATCCTCATTGGGAGCAAAGAGGTATACTTTTTCCAGGTCGTCCAGGTCGTAGTAGAGGGTTACTTTCTTGTAGTTCTTTATGATCTCGTAGTCCTCTATCCGGTACACATATTCCGCTTTGTGTATGCGCATACGTATCAGCCCGTTGTTTCGGATAGTCACATTGCGCTGCGTGCCAAATAGCTCCACCCTTGTCCATTCATCTATGCTATGTACGTTCGGCGTCTCGCTGGCATCGTATAGCTCTCGGGGGCTTTCGCTCACGGTAGCATTGCGGCGGCTGTATTCATTCAGTGGAGTACTGCGGTAGTTTTCCACCACTGCACTGGCAGCGCGCCAGGCATCATCAAAGCCCCAGCCTTCACGGCGGGCGCGTTTCTTTGCGCTGGCCAGGTACTCAGGGCTACGGTGTGCAGCTTCGCGGCTGCTCATTATGCCCTGACCATAGTACCAGGGGAAATCCTGCATAAACACATCCTGAAGGGTGCTAAAACAGCGCTCCACATGGCTCTTGCCAGTGGCGGTACTGGTCACCGTCACCTTACATCCTTCCCGCTTCAGCTTTTGTGTGATCAGTGTCCACTCATCTGTATTGTGCCCAGGAAACCGGTCATGCACCAGCTCATAGGGCAGGTGCCCCGTAGAAGCTACCGCCATATTCAAGGCATGTATGTAGCCATATCGGTCTTCCTTGGTGTCCAGGTGGTAGCCTATAATGTCACCACTATGGACATCGCGCACCGCTATGATCATCAGGCTCTTTTCACTACCATCCGCGCTCTTGTGCGGGATGAAGTTTATACGAGTACCATCCATCTGCCAGCAGTCGCCAGCATACAATGCACCAGCTATCGGCAGGTAGTCTTTGTAGTCGCCTCCCTTCCTGCCGCTTCGGTGGCGAGCAGCTCCGGTCAGCCATTTGTTCTTTGGCCGCGAGAAGAAGTGCTCTATCCAGCTGAAGCTGGGCGATTCCTTTCGGGCTATGTCACACATCTTCAGCACTCGGCGAGCTATGTGTGCGTTGCTGTAGTTTTCCGGCCTGCTGCGCAAGTACATCATCCAGCCTATCACCTGCTCATCACTGTATGGCTGCCGGTTGTTGTTGCCCTTTCGTGGCAAGCGTATCACCTTAGTCACCGGAGCACCATTCACCACCTTCATTATCTTATCCTTCAGGCGGCGGTAGTTTTTAGGCAGGTACTGCCAGCCCTTGCGCTTTATGATAGCAGAAAGGTTGCGGTAGTAGTCATTACTACTCGTAGGCTCTCTGCTGCTGATCTCCAGGGCGGCAAATTGTATCACGCCGCAGGCACGGGCCAGGTGGTCAGCCTGTACATCAGTACAGTCGCTATATGCTTTTATCCATGGAGTAAGGTCTTTCAAATAATCATCCAGATCACTCTCCATTCCGCTCTGTGCATTGCTCTTCATAGCGGCTTCGTACATATCCAGTATGTCCTCTTTGCTCGGTAGCTTCTTCTGCCGGTTGTCCGGCAGGCGGTCGTAGTCGTAGTAGAAGGTGCCGTGCTTTCTGGCATAGCGCCAGCTGGCACCGGTATCGGGCAGTACCTTCTGCTTCCTGCGTTTCTTGCCGGTTACAGTATTGATGAATTTGTATCGGTACTTGACTCTCAAAATGTACTCTGTCAATCCCTTTACATTCTCAATCAACCACTCTTGGCTAATAAATAGAGCGGTACGTCCATCGCGTTCCCGGCGCGTCCATATGTCCTTTTTTTGAAATTGCATAATGGCGGGTGTGCGGTGTTTAAAGTTCTTGATTAGTGCGGAGGGGTTCAGGGTATTCCAACTGATGATGGTCGCCTGGCTTGGCGAATTCTCTTTTCTTATCCAGGTCAAGCCTTCGGGCGTCTATGGCTTTCAGCCTATCAAGATAGTCACAGTATTTCCTTACGTCATCCCAAGAAAATCCCTGATCGGCATGGATTGGTGTTCTGGTATCAATGATCATCTTCGCATTTCGCGGGATTATATCATTGCGCATCAGCAGCAAATACATCCATATGGCGGTCTCAAATGCCGCTCTGTCCAATTCTGCGGCTACAATACCACGCATGTAGGTAAATTCTTCATAGGTCACACGGCCTATCGGCGTAGTGTTTATAGGGGGGTAGGTAGGATTACGTTTGTCAGTTTGTGTATTCATGCTAGTTGCTTTTAGTCGCTTTATTGTGCACCAAAGTGCATTTAGTGAGAGGTTATTGTCGGAGAAAAGGGCTGCGGCTCGTTATTATGCCGCAGCCTACGACCTATTGATCTATGGAAATAAACAGCTCTATAATGTAGCAGCAGCCCTCAGTAGGCGTGCCTGTTTTTGTTGCATTTCATGTCGTTGTTCTCGGCGTTCTTTCAGTACTTCACATGCCTTAGTCAGTACCTCTTCGCTATTGCGAACATTGAGTAGCACCCTCCGCACGTAATGTATCGTCACTCCGGCTCTATCAGCTACCTCGGTTATTGACCCGTAGAATTCTTTCAGGTCTTGGTGAAGTTGTATTCTTTCTTCTTTAGTCATTTGGATAGTTGCTTTTTTTGTACCACTTTTGTCCTATGTCTGGTACAAATGTAGTACAAGATTCTTGTACTTACCAAATAATAATACAATATTCTTGTACATTTAACATATTCTTAACACTTGAAGCTTTTAGAGGCGAATATCAAATACTACCGTAAAGAGCAAGGCTTTACGCAACAATCCCTGGCAAATGTACTTGGAGTGTCTAAGAATAGTGTGTCTAACTGGGAGAATGGTGTTAGTACGCCTCCTTTGGAGATAATTATAGCCATGTCCAAAGTTTTTGGACTTACTACTGATGACTTATTATTGAATACTGCTGAGGATAGAGTTATAGTGACAACTGTAAATGAATCTCAGCCATCATATAGTCCAACTGATTACAAGTCGAAAAATCTTTTTGTGCCAGTTAAAGCCCAGGCAGGATATGCTGAAGGTGTAATAGACGAGCACACCCCTACCCAGCACATAAATGTGCCAGGTGTTCAGGGCGAGGCCCGCACCTTTGAGATAGCAGGGCACAGCATGTACCCTATGATACAGGATGGAGATTATGTGGTTTGTACGCCGGTAGAGCGCACACAAGAGATCAAAGAAGGGGTGATTTATGTCATTGTGAGCCGGGATAATGGGCTGCTGGCAAAATTCATCCGGCTGGAAGAGCGTGGCTTGCGCCTTATCAGCGCTAATCATGCTGAGTTTAGCCCGTTTACTGTAGAATTGGGTGATGTGAGGGAAATCTGGCAGGCCCGTATGAAGATCAGCCGCCACTTTGAGCCACAGGTATCGCCCGAGGCCAATCCCGATATGGTGAGCCGATTGGAGCGTATGGAGGCATTTTTGGCACAACAATACCCCGATTATTTGACCAAAAAAGGATGATTTAGGGCTGTTTAATACCTTTTAAAACCCCGCTTTACACCTTCCAAAATACACTTTTCGGGCTTTATTCTGCACCGCTGCGCACACCGCCTGTACGGGGGTGACAAAAGGGGTGACATTACTACGTCACTTCCAAATGTGCAGAATTTTATGCATTTATATCTATATCTATATTACTGGCATTTTACCACTAAAAAGCTATATTGTGGTGTATTTTGGTGTGATTTTACCACCTAGCCACCACATTTATGGTGTTTCGTGCTATTTACGGCATATTCTTTCACCACCAGTTCACACCTCCCCACCTTCCCTATCCCCCGTCTTAACACTTGTTAAATAAATATCGTCATTTCTCACACCTCAATACTGGCGGGCATTCCAGCCATTTCCACCCCATTTTGTGGATTTTCGACTTATGTGTGTTTGTGTGTACATTTGGAAG